CCATCAAAATCTATAACTACAACTTTTATTATCGATTCTATATTCATATTTAAAATTAATTTAGGTTAAAGTGCAAATATACACCTTTTATTTGATTTAATAAACATTAATCAATTATTTTTTGTGACACATTGACAACCCGTTGGAATTGTGTCACTCAAAGTCACATATTCTAATGTACCCCTTTGAATAAATTGTTGAATTAATTTATTCCAATCTTTACAGCAATATTCTGATAAATCACTTTTAATTTGGAGATTATTATCATTAATGAAATCATTAAAATAATCACCATTATGGATTTTTTTAATTAGGGTTAAAACTGCTGGTCTATCAGTGGGATGAGCGGCATGGAAGTGTCCATCACCACCCATTATTACTAGTATTTTCATAGGTTAAGACGTTTAAATTGTTTTGTTAATTGCGTGTACTATAAATATCAAAAAATAAGTAAAAAGACTGTTAAATTCATCTTTTTTACTAACAATTTTCTTATTAAAATTTGATATATAAACTCATTATCTTATTTTTATTCCTAATTCTATATTATCTTTAAGGAAGTTAATAACGTCCTCTGATTTTGTTGTGGTTTTGAATAATAAATTAATTCCATGCTTTTCTAAGAATACAGCTTTCATACCGTTATCAAAACTTCCCATGTTATTCAATGTATTAATACCACATTCCATTGAGCCACACTGAAATGGTTTTTGTGGTGTAGTTGGGATTAAACTACCTTCTTTAAGTGGATTATGAGTATGAATAATAAAATCATATTCAGGATTCTCTTTAAGTAATAACGCTTGACTTCTAGCTCCTACTGAAGCTTTTTTATCACCCATATAAACGAAACTATCACTCTCTTCATCTATAAAAACACCAGTCATTCCATTTTCTCTAACTTCATTATGATTCACACCTCTTTGTGATGACACGAAATTAGTGCTATATGGTTCTTGACGATAACCAAAATGACCTGGAGTAAATCCATTTCCATTATTTTCAATATAACCACCATTATCAATTAGGAAATTCATAACCTCCTGAAAGCTTTTAGGTGCATTATCAAAGGGAACGCTTGTATTTTCAATAAACTCACCCCCTTTATATGTTAATCTATGTCTATCTAATATCATTTCACATAACTCCTTGATAACTGAATATCTAAGAATAGTTTCACCATAAATCGTTTCTTCTGGTGTAATTATCATGTTGTTTCTAGTAACTGTATCATTAGCTAATACTAAATTACACTTAGTTTTCTTCATCATCTTTAATGCAATTAAAAATTGATTTTCAGATGTTTCATTTGTAGTGGTTTTAAAACCTACAAGGAAGATATCAGGACGTGCTTTACGAATCTTTCCTATGATTTTGTCAGTAGGGGTTAACTCGATGGTAATATTACCATCACTAGTCTTTAAACGTTTACCATGCCACCCATTATTATCATCAATTGGTAAAGCTTTATAATCACATAAAGCAGCGTTAAGAATTATTGTTCCAACTGTTTTATCTAATAGTAATTCGTCAATGAAATTTTCAACATCTTCATTTGTAACTAATGGTGATGTCCAATTACACATTTTAGTTAAATGTAATTCTGACCCATCTAAATGACTATGTATTTGTCTAGCTGTAATACCAAATGCTGGTGCGGCTAGAGCTAAATGATTCCTAATCGCCTGAAAAGTTCCACCTCCAATTATAATAATTCTTTTTGACATTGTACTGCGTTTAAAACGTTATTAAATAATTCTTCGATTGTTCCATTATTTTCTATTACCACATCACACCAAGAATGGTCACCCATCTCACTTTCTGATTCATGTGTTAGATTATTATATAATTCATGGTTTTCAACTCTTAATTGTACTGGTATTCTATATGGTTGTTCTTCATTAACTAAATGTACATATTCAGGAAATCTTAATGCGAAATGTCTTCTAACCCCAATCATAAGACCACCTCTTTTTAAAACAGCTTGTCCTTCATTGGCTGGAAATCTAACATCTGTAATTATCCATTTAGATATTGGATTATTCCACTTAGAGTCATCCCAAGTGTGTTCTGGGTTATAATCACTAAATAATGCGTTAACCCATATGTTGGGATGGATTAACATTCTACCACCTTGAGTACCTAATATTTGTAATATTTTTCTAGGTGTTAAAAACTCTTTTTCAATTGAATAAGTTAACTCCGAAGAATTACCAAACGTTGGCTTGTCAACTGTAAAATATGTACGTTCACGTTCACCGTCACAAAAGGCTTCTTCATAAGCACCATAGATAACACTTTCCCTATTCTCATCCATTCTTTCAGAGTCTAATGTTTCTGGAAACCAAACTGTGTTTAATCTATATAATACCCAATCAGGTCCCAATTCTTTATTCTTAAAGTCTTGGTCCTCAAGTTGTGCTCTGGTGCAACCCAATATCAAACATACACAATCTTTAAGTTTGTCGGCACATTTCTTAATCTCATAAGTAGCGTTAAATGGTAAATAATTTTCAAACCCTTCAAACGATACTTCTTCACCTCGTCCAACCGTTTCAGTTATGTAAAGTAACATTTCACCTATTAAATCTTTGCCAACTTTCATTTGGGCTGAAACGCCATATAAGTTATTTAATTTCATTATTCTATTGATTCAATTATTGTATTATTTGCTGGATAAACAGCTACTGGTGTTCTAACATAATTTACTTTATCATAAAACACTATGGAATTATGTTCTAATTCATAATAACTTGCCTCGACATCTACTTTAAAATATTGCCCATCATCACTAAAACCTCTTCTCAAAGCGGTATTATATAACACCTTTAATTTATATATTGCCATAAATTTTATCTATGAATACTTCCATCCACATTGATACTAACAATAGCATCAGCTATGTCAGAAGCAGTTGATATTATATTTAATTTTCCATCCATGTCAGACCCAATACCTTTATAAATTAATGAATCTGAACATATAAATTCACTAATTTTGGATGCACCAATATTAAGACTTGCTTCACCACTCAATACAGCGTGAGTAACCAATACTCTAACTGATGTTGCGCCAGCTTCAAGTAATGCGTCAGCACCTTTGATTAGAGTCCCACCAGTATCACACATATCATCAATCATCAATACATTTTTACCTTTAACATCACCTAATATTTCAACGTTGTCTGTTTTATTAGCTTGTGTTCTAGTTTTATCTATTGAAATAAATGGTAGCTTGTTGTTGTACTTCTCATAAATACGGTCTCTTATCTTTTTAACACGTTTTAATCCACCAGCATCAGGAGAACATAATACCGTATTAGAATCGCTTGTATCATGTATATATTTAGAGAATAAATACTTACCTCTTAAATGAATCACAGGTATTTTGAAGAATCCTTCAATTTGGTCAGAGTGTAAATCAAATGTAATGATTGATGTTGCGCCAGCTTCTTGTAATATATCAGCAAATACCCTTGCACCTATTGGTCCACGTCTTTGGTCACGTTTATCTTGTCTAGCATATGGAAAATATGGTATAATTGGGATAATCTCAATAGCACTTGCTCTTCTGGCCGCATCAATTGCAAAGAATAGTTGTTCACGCTTTAATGGTGTGTTAGGTGATGTGATTAAGAAAACTCTTTTACCACGCATAGAAGTCTTGAAATCAACACATGTCTCACCATCAGAAAATACTTGAATGTTAGCTTTACCCAATGGTATATGGTGTCTCATAGTAGCTAATTTATCATATATCTTATTTATAAGACTATCACTTTTGTTTAAATTTACTATTACTGAATCTCTTTTCATGATTTTGGGGTTTTATAATCGATATTCTTCCAATTCTTAAGGTTCCATTTCCTTGCATAAACACCAGTCTCAAAAGATTGTGTGAATAACACAACTTCCAATGCCATTGGTAATTCATCCAATAACACCTTAATTTCCTCTTTTTGTTCTTTTGAATATCTTGGTGGTGATGGGCTTGTCGGGTCAAATTCACCCTCTGGTTTTCCGAATATCATTGTACCAATATCTTCAATGATATCGATACCACCAAAAGGTGTTTCAGCACCCTCTGGTATTAGTGTAGCAACACGGTCTTTGCTAATCATTTCCCAATCCAAAAATTTCAATAGGATTAGGTGTTCTTTTTTAAGTTCAAATTTTGTTAATGCCATTATCTCTTATTATATTTTTTATTATACCAATCAAGTTTAGCGAGGTCAACCTTACAATTTGGTGCTCTCATTTTACCATCAGTTAAAAACATTTGTATAGCTTTATCTCTTGGAATTATGTTATTACTCTTATCGTCTTTACTTGGTGACCAACCTAACCTTAAGATGAAATTTAATACTGCATCAGGGTTATAATTAGATAAGTCTAATAGGTCACTATCTCTCTTTGAATATTTTTTACCAGTAAACATATCAAGTAGAAGTCCTACATGAGAATATAATGGTAATGGTTTATCAAATAACCTATAGAAGATAACTTGTTTAAAGGTATTAACAATGTGGTCAGTTCCTCTAACAACCCATGTTACACCATAACACATATCATCAATTGCTGAAGCAAAATTATATGTTGGTGAACCATCACTCTTTATAATAACTTGAGTGCTGGCCGCAGCGAATACATCTGGAGTACATTTCTTATCACCAGTAATTGTATCTTTCCAATCTAAATTCATGTTAATGTTATAACCGTAAGTATTAGAAAGTCTAATTGCACCATCATCATAGTCAGCATAACCATCAAGAACTAATTTATCAGCAAATGATTTGTATATTGCAAAATTATCTGATTGTTTAAATGTAATGTCATACTGTAAACCATAAACACTGATAGTATCAAAGATAGGTCTAATCATTGAATCCATTGACCTTGATAAATCGGTATCGTCTATACGTAATATGAGCTTGCTATCATCATTTTGATTAGCAATCAACCAATTGAAGTACATGGTACGTAATGTACCTATGTGAAGCATTCCAGTAGGTGAAGGACAAACCCTTACAATATGTTTTTTATTATTCATCTTTAAATTTCCAAATATGTTTACCACATGTTTTTGCTAATCCCCTACAACATCTACTAATATGTTTTCTTAAGTTACCTGTTTTTTCTTCAGCTTCATGTAATGAATTAAATGTGTTAATTAATTCATTATCTTACGACAAAGATACGAAAAATAAATCATTAAACAAAATTTATTTTAATAATGTTTTGTCTCACTCATTATCCATATCTTTTTTTAAAATACTCATATACTGGTGGCCAATCGGTCTCTCCAAAGAACCCGCTTTTATCTTCAAATAATACATTCATGTATGGTTTCTTATCATAATTACCATAGCCAGAAGTTGGTACCTCTGGATTTTCATTTACGTACTTAAAGATAATCCCATCCTCTTCAAACTTCTTAGCATACTCTTCAATCTCATGTGGATGTGAACAAGTATATATACACAATCTTAAATCATCTCTATTTGATATAAGTTGAAGAGTTTCCTTTGCTAATGGATAATACTCAACATTAGTATTTCCAACCTCAAAGTTAGGTTTAATTATAGTACCATGTAAGTCAAAGAAAAAGTATATCCAATCCCATTCTTCTTTTGAATCCATCTTACTGATTTCACGCTTGATAGATTTTAGAATATCAGGTTCCCTAGTTCGTCTTAATGATTTAATTAAAATTATAATTATTATTATAAAAACTAATATTGTTGTTATATAAAAAATACTTAATAAAGTTACCACCACATTTATAATTTAAAGTTACAATTCCCACAAACCCCAACTGGTATAACACCTCTCTCTTCAACTCTCATTTTATTTTCTTTACATTTAGGGCATGATAAACGACCAACCTCCATCTCATGATGAAGTGTGGCCATATCACTAATAAAATGAAAAAATCGTTTAATTACATTCATGAATTGGATTTTTACAATTACCTTTATGCATTCCAAACCCATAACCAGCATATGGTTCATATGCTGTATATATCAAATACTCACAACCTTCATGCTCTAAGATTTGTAATTTATTATCAAGTACATTAATATTTACTCGATTTTCCTCCCAAAAAATTCCTTGTTTACTGTCACTACAACTAAAGATTAATCCAATTACCAATAATATTAATATTTTTCTCATCTTATTTATAGTTATTTACATTCTTCTTAGGTGCATATATTTTTAATAATCTAATACGCTCATTAAGAATAGCTTCACTTGCTGGGTATCTATTATCAGCATTGGTTAAATCTAATGGCATAATATCCCATTGTTCTCTAATTCTACTTCTAATGTCTAAGAAGTAATCATTCATACCCTCACCAAATGGTTTATTGATATTTGAACCATCAAAGTAAACCACCATAGCATCGTCACCATCTTCCCAATCAAACACAATAGTTTGTTTATTTTCTAATGAGATTGCATCTCTTAATACTTTAAATGGACCAGGTAATGTCGTTTTACCTAACGTGTCAGAGAATTTAACAACACCAGTCTTATACTCACCTTTAGCTGATAAAGCATATTTAGCTGATAAATTATCTCTCTTAAGACCATTACGTAATCCACCACCTACTCCGAATAATCCCCATCCGTATGGTGCGAATCCAGCTTCCATCAATGCTTCAATAATATCCCACATTGTTTCATAATCCATACCATCACCCTCAATGAACTTAAGAGTTGTACCGAACTTCCATTCAACACCATTAATCACTTTGGTCTCGAATAAGCCATTTCTTACTGCTAATCTACAAACCCATAGAACTTGTTCTTTTGGATTACCAGAGTCAGGTCTAGCTACAACTACTTTACCATTACCTTCTTTAACACTTCTTAGTGCTAATGGCAATAAGTCATTTTCAACTGAATAATAGAAATCATAACAATCAGCTACCATTGAAAGGATTTCACCTTCTTCAGCGGAATTATACATAGCCTCATATGCTTCATTTTCAGCTTCATAGGCTTGTATATTTCTGTGAGCTAAAGCGTTCACAGAGCTACCCACAACTTCATTATTAGCGTTCTTCCAAGCTTGGTATGCACCCGCAACGGTATCAGTACCACCGAATGTATATAAGTGAGCTTTACCTAATATTTCTGATTCATGATTTGTAATTCCAGCACGACATCCAAAGTCAGTTAGCATTAAAGAACCATATAAATGAATTAATGTTTCATCTAATGTTGGGTCAATTTTTCTGACCATGTTCTTCATTTTCTCTAACCAGTGTTCGTTTTGTGTAATTCTTTCAGATACAGCCCAAACTTTAAGTAAGCTTGATTCAAACCATGCGGCCAATTCACCCATACCTTTTACCATTGAAGTAATTTGTATTACTGGTTCGTTTGGATAAACGATTGACCCAGCTGGCATTGCCTTAATTCTAATTGGTGGTCTACCATTAAATTCATCTACAACAGTTCTCCACATTTCTTCAGGGAATTGATACTCCTTGAAACCTTGTGTTGTTGCTTTAAATGTAGCTAAAAATGCTTTAGCTTCATCAATTTCTTCATGAGTTACTGGCTCATAAAATAACTCTTCTAATATATCTGATAATCCTTCAAATACGATTCTATTATCACCTTTAGGATATAATGTAGGATTCACTGTATGTAAATCTCTACGGAATGTTACGTAGTAATCAGACCTATCTTTAGCTTCTTTTGATTGAAACTTATCTGAACCAATTGTATAGGCATCAGCCATTAATAATCTTGGTGTTTTAAATAACCTCTTTCTAGGTAATGTTACCACCTTATCGTTTTGTTTTGTAAATACTTCGTTTTTCATAAAGTTCTTTTTTCTATTTTATATCCTAATTTTTTAAGTTTGTTCATAAACGGTCTGCGTATCTTGAATTGAAAGGAATTCTTATACATGATATTAATATATTGATTACCATCTTCATGCTTATCATCATATATTAACACATCTTTCTTATCAAAAGCATTTAGTTTATTTTGTATTTGGGTCCACGTTAACGCCATTATTCTTTCCTTAATGTTTCTAAATCTATCGATTCCCATTTATCATCTATCACCTCATAAGCTTCAACCACCTTACCATTCTCAAATGCGCCTCTAGCATTAAAATGCGTGTCTTTATTTTTCATAATTAATATTCTTCTAATTTAATTTCAAATTCATTTGCTTGTTTAATATCAGGGTCTTTTGGTGTCTCCTTAAACTTGAAGAACTCACCTAGATTTGGTATCAATTGACCTTCATAAACCGTTTGAATAAGCTTTGCCATAATTCCTTGGTGTTCTGGCATGATATTACGTTGAATATAACTAGGGTCACTTAATTTTGATGCGTCAAACCATTGTACTTCAGCAATATCATCACTAGCTTTTATTTGACCATGACCATATCTACCTAAGAATAATGTAGTCATAATACCATCTTTTTCTTTTCTATATCTCCAATCTTCAACTTTTTGAGATAAGATATATTTCAATCCACTGATATGTGAACCACTAACTTCTTCCCTAAACTCTCTGTAAGCCGCTCTCTCTAATGATATATCAGTTGCATCAACAAACCCACCAATGAATCGGTATTTATCTTCATTAGGCTTCCTAGCTAATAATATTTGACCTTCATCATTGTATGCACATACATCTACAGTTGGAAAAGTTGTGGCATATCTAGCATAAACTGAATGAATTACACCAGCTCTGAATTTGGATGATTCAATGATTTCTCTTGAAACTTCTTCTCTGATTTGAGTACCACTAATCTCTACGAAATCAGAAGCTAACTCTGTTGTCATATATCTACCTTGATAATAAGGTATGAATGAATCTCTACTACCATATAATAATGGTTTAGAATTAGGAAATATCTCTGAAATTTTATTATCTAATGTTTTGGACCATTCAGCATCGGAACGGTTATCAGCTAATGGTAAGATTACCGCAGTTGGGTAATGTCTCTGTATCATTGCTCTTCTTGTTGGGAAATCTAATGGATTTCTAGTAGTTGCTTGTGTTCTTGACACACCTAAAAAGATAATTACTTTTCTGTGATGACCTAATATGAAGTCAATCATCTTACGTTGTTGGTCGTGAAGTTTGTTAACTTGAAAACGTGCTACAATTACCCCACAATTATAATCTTCTGGGTTTATTACTTTTTGTATATCCATTTTATTTTTTTTAATCCCACTTAGGGAATGATTGATATTCTACACCTAGATTTGATGCGATTGCACTCGATATTTCCATTACCTGGTCATCATCAAAATCAATACTATCTAAATGTTCTCTAAGGGTTTCATAAACCGCTTTTGTTCCTGAATGTGTTGCCATAATTTTATTGTTTACACAAAGATACAAAAATATATCTTAAGGTGCAAATTTTTAAAGGAAAATAAAATAAAATGTTACTATTAGGCATGTTGAATGTATCAATTGGTCTAATCCAATCATAACAAAAAAGTCATGGACCCTTTGTTCAGCCCATAATTTTGCAGTTTGTTTTGAAGTATAGTAATCTGTAAGCCAATGTAATGCAGCGTTAAGTAAACAATAAGCGATTAATGACCATGCTGGAATAACCATACTAAAGAAATATCCAACAACCATAAAATAAAAAAGGGCTGACCATACTAATCCCTTAAAATAAGAAAGTATATGTAGTGTCAACCACTTTATGCTTGTGCTCTTTCCTTTAGCCATTTCATCAGTTTGCATAATAAAATCGGCAACAAAGTGTGTCGTTAATATATATAATATAGTCAATATAATATATATCATGTTGTTAATAAAATTTTAACTACATCACTTAAAACTTTTCCATCATAAGTCCCATCAAAATTTTGTTTGAAATAGGACATTACTCTACCCATTTCTCTAGGTGAGTCTAATTTTTCTCTAACAATAAAACTAGCAGCTTCTTCAGAAATCTCATCTTTTGACATTTGTTGTGGTAAATAACCTTCTAAGATATCAATATCTGCTTGGTCTTCACCAATTTCCTTAAGATTAGTAACCATCTTTTTAACGATTTTGATTACATCAGCATCTTCAGTTATGAAACTTCTATCTAATTCACCCATTAATACCCTTAAAATATCTCTTTTAAGGGTATTTCTATCTTTCATGGCTTGTACCATGTCTTTTTTAATTTGTTCTACCATTTTTTAATCAATTAAACGGATTCTTTCTTTAGCTTCCGCAGTTAATGCATTTTCTATTTCTTCAAGTGTCTTATGTGATTTATATAGTTTCATACATTCGACAAATCTTAATTCATCTGATAGGGATTCAACTTTTACATAATCACCTTCACAATCCCCATAATTAATTCGTTTTCTCTTCATTTTTATTATCTAGATTTTCCATGTAGGTTATAATATCAAATTTACTACCAATTACATAGGATGTTATAATAATCGGAATTGGGATGAAACCCCACCAACCATAATCAGCATATAAAAAAAATATAATACCAATAAACCCTGTCACTAAAGCTAGAATCACTAACCCATTTAATATTCTTCTCATTTTATTTTAATTTATAATTAATTGCACTTCCATCAGCTTTACTATACTTTACAGTATCACACTCAATTGTTATTTGTTTATCTTTAGGTAATGTTTGGATATACTTTTTACCAGTACCAGCTTTAAGATAACATAAAGTTGCATGCGGGTGATAATTAGGATAATCTGTTGTATGAGGAAACTTAGCATATTCTTTATTTAACTTTGATAACTCCTTTTTAGTGTCATCTATAATATCAAATTTAAGTACATCAAACTTCTCATTCTCAAAGATACTAATTTTTTTTAGATTAACAGTACATTTTTCCAGTTTTTTTGAAACTTTTTCTATTTCTTCATCTGCTATATCACTATCTAACCCATATAATAAGGTAATGTGAGGTTCGTCTTCTCTACCATAACTGCTATCACCTTCTTCTGTATAGATATCATCGTCATCAATCATTGATTGAAGCTTATCCCATTCTGTTTTTGGGATGTTTAGTAATAACATAGCACAACCATAATCGTGTGTATCACCTTTTTTTTCTAATAAAATTTTTCTTAAATTTTCCTTAATTATTTTTTTACTCATAATATATTGTGTGGTGTCTTATTTTCCACTTACAGACTAGTTATTAATGGTTTTGTTTGGAGGGATTCAAACCACTCAAGTTTTAATAATAAATTAGATAATTTATTATTAAAGATAATTTTTCTTTCTTCAGTTAGAACTTCAGACATTTTATAACCACCTTCAATTCTAACAGTTTTATTTTTCTTTTGAGTTAACTTTAACTGTAAGTTAATAATCCTTTCTTTAAGTTTCTTAATATTCATATCTATACACCATTTAACAACATCAACATTATCCATAGATAGTGGTTCTTCCTCACCATTCCATTTAGTTATAATATTTGTTTTAAAGTTGAAAGACAACCCACGGTTACCACCAAGACATCCATCTTCCGAAAAATATTCAATTGTTTTTTTCATCCTTTAAAATTATTTATATGATGTTCATCATCAGGATATAAATCTGGCACATAATCTGATTGCCAAAATTCTTTTGAATCAACATCCATTATAGATAAATATCCACCACCACCAGCACCCGTATCTAAATTTGTTAATTTATCAATGGTAAGTGGTTCATAACTACCAGCAAATGTAGTAGATGTATGACCAATAAAAATATGATTATACTCTTCAGCATATAAAATTTTCATACTAGTATTTCTTATACCCAAATGCTTCGACCATAAATGTCTATCCCACATTAAATTATAAGCTAATTGACTACCTATTGGTTGTGTGGGGTTAAACCCACCATGAACAAATAGATTATTATCTTGGTCTTTATAATACTTATGTTGACACTTGAAGAACCTTTGATGCTCTTCTGGAATATCACCACTATTAAGATTCAATATAAATCCACTACCAACATCTTGAATTAGTAAATCTAACCCAATAGCCCTCGCATAAGATTTGGCCGTGGATAAACCACCCATAGCCCAAGCTTGGTCATGAATACCAGTCTCAATAAAGGTAGTTAACCAATTATCATGATTTCCAATAATATCAATTCTATTCTTTATTTTAAGTAGTTCTTCAACCACCATAAAAGAATCTTGCCACCCATCAACAATATCACCTATTGTTATTAATTGGTCATTTTCATAATCAAAGTCACAACGCTCTAGTACTTGAACTAAAGCCTTATGTGCGCCATGAATATCACCTACAGAAAATCTTCTCATGTTAATAAATTACTTGTATTTTTCATTTGAGATTTTAATGATTTAATCAAATTTTCAATTTCTTCCTTTGTTAAATCTTTTGGTATAAAATTAATTGGTGATGTTAACTCTATATCCCTATCAGGGATTAAACTAATCAAATACTCTCGTTCTTGTGTAAATGTTGGTGGAGCCACACTAACCCATTGTGTTCTAAATACACCTGGTTCTTTTTCATATGTCTCTTTAACAATCATTCTACCTCTCTTTAATTTAGGGTCGAAATCATTCCAATTAGTACCATCCTTTTGAAACATCATTTCTTGTTTCTGATTGCTATTCTTACCATTCAATTCTTTGTGTGAAAACATAGATTGAGCAACACTTGAAATGCTATTCTTAACCGTATCTTGTTGTCTCCAAATTAATACATTAGTACATTCCATTTTATTAGGAACTTGAAATACTCTGGAATCGAACATAGCTAGATTTAAAACCCTAACTTGTTTCCAATCATCATAATTAGATGGTGATGCATTTTTTTGTAATGACCGTATAACCCTTAATTGATTAAATTTAGCTGTTGCCATTGAAGCTGATACGCTACACATCTTTTGAATATTATTATCAAACCAAGCACTGGTTTCAACTTTTTCGAAATCAGTAACTAATATGCTAATTTCATCAGATTGTACAAACGCACATACAGCCCCTTGAATGTTCTTACAAAGATATTTTGCAGTATCATCCATATCATCAACCAAACCTTGGTCAAACGGTCTCTCAAGCCCCTTGGTATAAGTATGAAAGGCTTTACCATCGATTCTAATCATGGTGTAACCTCTACGAAGCAACTTATACTTAGTTACAGCTTCATATTCTTTCATTCTATTTCCTAATGCGTCTTTCATTTTTTATTTTTTTAATATACAATCGTCTAGTTCTTTAACTTCACCGTAATATGTTTCTCGGTATGCATGAACTTCTTTATAAGGTATACCAAATATAGTTTTATATATTCTAGTTACCCTACATTTAAGTCTACCCATATTTGGGTGATACCTATTTTCATATCTTGTTTTTCGCTTAATACTAAACATTACTTTTTGATTTTAATATATTTAGGGTCAACACTATCTGTTAACCAAACACCATTCTTTGATTTAAAGAACTTAATTCTATCGGCATACATAGCACCTGAATTAACTTCTAATATGATGGCTTTACCTCTACGACTACCAACTTTGGTAGCTGTTGAAATATCTCCACTTAAATGAACTGCATGTCTATTCATTTTCTTAAGACCATCTTTCATGATAACATCGATAAATTTATCAACAGTACCATGATATAATTTCATTGGGGGTCTTTCAGCTTTCAATTCAAGGTCAACCTTAACACTATGACCTTGTGAGGCCCTAATAAGGTTATAATATCCATTATCTCTATCAAGCTCTTTGATTTCAAATCGTTTTTTATCATTGTTTTCAACAATTTCCATTAACTCTTCATAATCTATCATACGGTCATGGATTTCCATTTGGTCTAATAATCTACCAATTGCAACCCAACCATTCTTATCTAATTTTAACCCTATAGTTTCAGGTTTATGTCTTAATACCAGACTTAAAAATTTACTATTATTCTTCATTTTTTAATTCTTTAATTCCAAAATATGTAAAAAATACCATAAAAAATCCCATTATTATCGGTCTATATATTTCAATTTCAGAGCCATATCCTTCTATCATCATTTTAACGTGTCCACCAAGCACAAATGCTGCAAGGACACCACCTAATATTTTTAAAACACTTTTATTCATCATTTAATAATTCTTTACATCTTTTATAACTTAGAAATTCACTCTCTAAGCATTTCTCTTTAAACTCATCCCTTGATAAACAATGGAATAAAACTTCTTCTAAATCAACTTCATCTTTAATCATGTATAGTTCAATTACTTCATTAGCTAAATCAAAATCATCAGTGTGCCATAATACAATGGCTAAGAATTCGTCTCCGAATCCCCATGTGCTTCTTAACCCATTCATTAATGCGGTTAATCTTTCATCATTTTCTATTTCTTCTTTTGGGTTCATTTTTTATTTTTTTTTATAATGTAATAAAACCGCAATAAAGACATTTCATTGTGGCATTTATTGCTCTTTTTTCATCCCACCCATCATAGGTTTTAAGAATATCTATTACCACATTTATATTAACCTCCCCATAATCACTGAATATTTTTAAACATTCACTTATATCATTAGAATGAAATATTTTATAATATTCTATAATTAATGGCTTAAATTTTTTATGGATAAATCGTTTTATATTCATTCTTCTGGATGTTGTAAATCTCTTGTGTTATTTACATCAGTATGATATAACATTTGATGTCTTTGTTGTGCATCAAACCAAGTCTTTGGTGCCCCAAATTTACCTAACCACACTTCATCATACGCCATTTTCATTTGATTGGCACATACTTCATATGGTACTTGACCCACTCCAGTGCCTAAACCACTAATAGTTATTTTTTCAATTTTAATTCCATTTATCCAATCTTCACTCTCTTTTAAATCTTTCAATAAATTAAAAGTGGCTTTAGCGGCCAAATAAGCATTTGGTGTACCTTTCAATATCATTGGCACCCTCATCGTTGGTGCCGAAATACAATATGGTATTTCCTTATTACCAGTTTCAACAACTAACGCTTCACCAACCAACAACTCATTCATTGGTCTATTAGCAATTGCAGTCTTAACATTGGTTTCGGTTTGTCTCCCCAAACGTCTTGTGATAACACCATCCAATCCACCATCCATAAATCCGAATGAGTTTGCTGGAGAAACGATACAGTCTGTTTTAGGTGCAAAGAAATCATCACAATAGATGATTACATCTTCACAATCCATGAACTCTGTAGTCCATGCATCACACATACCTTGATTTCTATCTACTAATTGTATTAACATAATTTTACTTATTAATTGTAACATCTTCCAAAAAAGTTATCATAAATTTTGATACAACTTCGTTTATTGGTGGTGAACCCCATTTATATAAAAGTAATTCATCAGCTACTTCACTGAAGGTTACTTTGGTATTTAGTACATCACTAATATGTTTTGAACATTCTGAAATAAATCTTGGTTCTTGGGAACTATTAATTTTAATAATACTCATCTCTCAATTTTTAATTGTTATATCACAAAGATACGAAAAGTAATTGATAAAAGCAAGTTTTTATTACTCAAAATCATCCCAACACCAAACTGGTGTCTTCTCACCAACCCATCCACCAGAAACATTATAAGTGAAATATTCCAGAGCATCAATATCACTCATCTCATCTCTAGTCATTAATATTTCAAGACATTTCTTAACAGAATAGATTAATCTTGGTTCAGAAAAATCACTCATTATGCCGATTACGGCTTCATCGAAACCATCGGCTAATAATAACTCTTCATCAGAGTATTGTTCAAGTATTTCTGCTAACATTATTTGTTCTTTATGTTTTTTAAATACCACTTAATAAATCTAATAACACATTCATAAGTGGATTCTATTTTTGTGCTTAACACAACGTTATCATAATAAACCTTAACTACTTTAGCATCAGGTCTAAATTTGGTACCTTGAATTGTGCAACCATTAGATGAAATATATACCCCAAAATAACCATGGTCTTCATGGTAGATTGATTCAATTTTTTCAACCACTGGCATTAGCCAATCCCACCATAAATGATATTTCATTTCAGATGGTGTGTTAATAATGCTGTGTGATGATGTAGGTTGGCCATGTGGTGAACAATAAAACCCACCATAATTAACACATCTGTCACAAGGTTCAAGTTCTAAAAACTCTACAATTAATTTATTCTTTTGTTCCATTTTTATTATACCATTTTATATATTCTAATACACAATAATAATGTGCCTCTAAATCGCTTTTAATGTCTTCATTAAACCTACTGCTAGTTGTAAACTCTATCTTACCACTCCACCTTTCTCTAACATTAAAAGATACTGTACTTAGACCTTGTTTTAATACAAACATTTCAACATAAAATTCTTTGCCATCAATGATAATGTAATAATTAAAAGCACAAATTTTTTCAACCACTGGCATTAACCAATCCCAAGACGTATTAAATTTTAAAACAAAATTAGAACCTGTTTCCCCCTTTACTGGACTTGACCATAAAGTTCCATATCTACTATCTTCATAGGGTTCTAACCCCATATAATCAGCAATTAATTTATTCTTTTGTTCTATTCTCATATCTTATTTGCATGATTAATTTACCTAAATTATTCTCACCTTCACCTGTAACTATATCGACACCCCAAAAGGTATCGTTCCACCAATTACCTTCAATAAGGTCTTGATTTTTAGTGTTAATTAATAAAGTTTTAAAAGGTTCTTGATTGAATTTTTCTTTAAGGCATTCTCGCATTACATCAATTTTTACATCATCCCAATCGTCTCTTAAATCAATATCCTTAGATTCTTTTTTTATTTGTTTTGGTGGTATTTGTTTATCGGCACATCTACTTTTCCAAACCATATCATCTGATTTGGCTGACATATAACCATGTTCCACTGATGGATATTCAATCCCATCGTATTTCACATTAACCAATATCATGTTACTTAACCAAGCATATTCACCTTTAAACAAATTAATCATACCTTTACCTTCGTATATTTATTAAATTCGTGTAACATTTCCAATTGACGTAAGTCCAAATGTGATTCCACATACTCAATATCTTCTTGAGTTAAATCATTATAGTAAGCATTAGATAACTCACCAACAATAGATGCGTTGGTATCAGTATCACCACCAAATGAAATGGCTTTTAATATTGCTTCATGGGTTGAATCAGTTGATAAAAATACATATAACACAAAAGGTAATGTACCTTGTGCAGTTGCATCAATCTCTTTAAATGGTTGAAAGGTAGGTGGAAATGGATAATAAAAATCAATCCAATCATGAATTTCTTCTTTCTTATAGTTTTCAAATATCATATGATATATATCATTCAATACTTGACTACTAAACCTAGAATGTAGATTTGTGTGTGATGATGCAGTACTTTTAAGAGCTTCTATTGAACTATTAATCTTATCACCTCTATAAGCATATGGTACTGGTGACATCCTCATTAAACAACCGTTACCATATGAATCTACAACCATTTCATCATCCTTAAGCCACTCTTTAAATGACTTACCGTAATAGTCACTGAAGTATTCATTACCCCAGATTCTATATTCCACATCGTAGCTAGTATTCTTAACCAACTTAGATGCTGCCGCTAACGTCATGATAGTATCATCAGTTACAACTGCATTGTCTGGGTGTATCTTAATATCTTCCAACTTAAGATTGAACTTCTTTTCATAAGGCATACCCGCTAGGTCACCTAATATTGCTCCGTATAATTTATTCATTCTATCCTTTCATATTATTTATATTTTAAAAATAAGTTGAGCTTAGCCAAGATTTTGTTCTATTCTAACATTTAACTATGAACCTTATGATTCATCCAGTTTTTCATGCTGGTGCCACTACCAATCTATTATCGCAATCTGAGTCTCTTGCTAAGAAATTTGTGTTGCATCCCATGTTGCTGTGGTATAACGTCTCTCAACTTCCACATCTCAGAGAGATGTCCTGAACTTCCTCTTGGGTATAATCAAGTTATACCCAAGCGTTAGATTCTCTGACTTATTTTTTAATGTAGTTTAGGACATGATTCTGCATGTATTGGGTGACCTCTATCACCACTCAATATTATATAATAATGTTCTTGAATTTCTACTACCATAACACGACCAATATTATTAATAAACTCACTTCGCTCAATAAGTTTTATTGGGTTTGATATCTCATCATCTACAATTTCATTAGGTGATTCATTGTTTGACTCTGGTTTATATTGTCTCTCTCTACAACTTGCCATCATAATACCAACCAAGATTAAAATCATTAATTTTTTCATAATTATTTATTCTTCTTTTTGTAATACAAAACATAACTTACCATCTTCAGTAAATGAAGAATCACCTTTACCAGTGATATGTTGTGCGGTTACACTTATAACTAACCAACCATCATCTAATTCACGATTAACTGAACTTACACTTTTCGATATTATCACTTTATGTTTCATACTTTTATATGTGAATATTGTTCATTATACATTTCTTGCATATACTCAATATTATTAGATAATGCAAATTTTTTATAAAAATATTTATATCTAGTGAATATTCTTAAGTGCCATGGTTTGAGTTCCCACTTTAATATGGCACCCCAATCACGACCATCAATGTCTATAATAGCAAATACATATTTTTTCATATTACAAATATACTAAAAAAGTTTGACTTAAACAAATTAAACTTTTAAATTTCTGATGTCTTTTTTAATTATTTCTATTTTTTGACTCAAATTATCACATTCCTTATGAAGTTGTTTTTTCTTTTCTTGTTCCTCATTATACCTTTGAATCAATTCATCATCAGCCAGTTCAATCTTGAATGCTGAAAATTGATACCCATGATGGTCTCCATCATGAAGCATTTGAATATGTGTAGCACCTTTAGATTTAAATTTTTTAATTAACTTCTCTAACTTACTGATTGATAATTCTGTGGCATCTACATAACCATACCTCAATTCTTTTCTAAGTTTTTTATCAGTAATTGAATCAATCACGATAAAATCACCTTTTTCATAATCAAATTTAAATTCGTCCTGTAACTCAAAATCTAATTCATCCAATTCTGTATGGGCTACTAAATTTTTTCTAATATAAATGTTCTTAACGTTTTTCATTATTTATTTTTAAGTTAATGATATTACTTTATATGCGGTTTCAAAATCCACTTCAACTAAAATCACTTTAGCTTTATCAATATATCTTTGTCTACTATTTCCAATCTTATCCCAAGATTCATAATGCCAACCACAACCATCACTATGGTTCCAACGACATTGTTTTGAATGAATAATATTTGCCAACCTATATTCTTCAGGTAATTTACTATTTTCTTTATCTAACTTTTCTAACTCATCAGCTTTCGCCCTAAGTTCTTTGATTTTTTCACTATTTTCCATAACCTTTATTTTTAGCATTATTAAAATTTTTAAGTAATTCAGGTGTTAATCCAACAGTCAAAACACCTCTACATGAATATACCATAACATTATTCCCACTTAAATAAAATCCAATTCCAGAAGTGCTGGTATGTGTAGGACTTTCTCTTAACATCACAGTAATAGAGTAACCTTCTTGGATTTCATCATATTCTAAATTATCTAGAACATCGATAACATCTTCACCATAATTATCACCTCCAAATAAAAAGCCCATTACAGCTAATTTTTGTATAGCCGTTAATTGTCTATCTATCTTAACATTGTTTTGCATAATATAAATTTTTACCGTTAGTTTTTAATTCAGTATATTCTTTCCCATCAACATCTTCACCATTGTGAGACCAATGTGGTGCAACTCTAGGATTGTATCTAACTTGTTCACCAGAAACTTCTCTTGGTGCATCTATAAGAACCTTCTCACATAATACCCAAGAACACACTGATTTGTGTGCGCCTAGAAATATCTCTTCTGAGCGGTTTCTATTGTTGTGTAAGGTACAATTAACTAAAGTTAATGAAACCTCGTTAGGGTCAAGATAACGTGACTTCTTGGTGTCAAGATTTTCTATCTTCCATTTCATATAATTGGACCCATTCCCTAGATTAAATCTTACCTTGTAGCTCATATTAATAATTTATTTTTTATTTCCTTATTTTTTATGGTCTGGTATGTAATAACCACCGTATTTACTAGGACCCATCTTTTCAACTTCCTTTTTTCGTTCTACGATATGAGGAACGATGTCAGCCCAATTACCAGCATGTACATAATATCTCCACGTACCATTAACTTTATGCCATCTATTGTGACCATTTGGGAAATCACTTCTAATATTCCATTTATAACTATATTGAGAACGACCTTTATGGTCACCTAATCTTACTGAACCTATTCTGCTGTCATTAAATCTTATATAAGCACTACCAGTGGTTGCAGCGTGCCACAAATAGCACTCAACACCCTCTTTTTCTAATTTACCGATAACAGTTTTTGCAAACTTAGAATAATTCTTACTCTTTCTCTTTGCCATTATAATAAATTTTCAAATATGTATTTTTGAACTTCCTCTTTTATTAAGGTTTCAAACTTTTTAGACCAACGACCACCTTCTCGATGGTAAAATACACCCTCATCACTTCCAGACCAACCACCTTTAAATATTTCAACATCAACTAAGAACCATTCAGATGGTGATGATTTAGAACCACTCATTCTATCAACATAACCAGTTGTTGATGGCATTTTAAGAACACAAAATCTTTGGTCATTAGAAACCCAAATTAATTTTCTGTTTTGGTATTCTGAAGTGCCTCTATAAAATAAATTATAAGCTTTTTGGACATCTTTATCATAATCTTTAGGGTCTAACTCACCTTTATATGTGATAACTTTTTTAATAGCTTTTAATTCATTTGAACAAGCATCTCTAGCCTCTTTATGCTCTTGCCACCAATCAGCTCTAATACTCCTTAATTCTTTATTAAATTCAGATATTTTTTCAAGGAATAATTTATATTTTTCATCATCCTTATACCCTTCATTTAAATATTTAAGGTCTTTTTCTCTTTCTTTGAAAAGAGCTTTCAATTCTTTTTTTGTTTGCTTTACCATTATAAGTCTATTTTTCCGATTATTTTTAAAGATATTTTTTTTGGTGCGAATTTTATTATTTCTTCTTTGAGTAATTTATTTCGATATTTTGGTGTAATCTCAGTACCGTTTCTTCCGATATGGTATTCATAACAAACTGTACACTTGTAAGTCACTAACTTTATAACTTGACCCTTTCTAAGGTTCATATTTTTACAAGCCTTAACAGCCTTATCGTGAGACTTATATTTAAGTTTATTTTTAAGTATTGGTCTACCTAATTCATCATATCCTTTTATTGTTTCACAATGAGTTCTTACCATCTTACTAAGTTTATAATGTTATATTACAAATATACAATAAAAAAATAACCCCACCAAATAAATGATAGGGTTTTTTTTACTAATTTAAAAGATTTACATTAATCAAATGCATTCTGGAATGCTTGAAGTACTGGGTTGTACTCTTGTTGAGTAATTTTAATAACTCTTTTGGTATCAGTTTCAGTTGCAACAGTATTATGATGGCCATGTTCAACTATCATATTGTCGTTTTTGGTATCGATAACTATCGTACCCATTTTGTTAAATTTTTCAACTATTTCAACATTACTTGTGGTAATGTGTGTGTTAGTGGAAGGTTCTAAAATTGTTTTTTTTCTCATCTTTTTTGTTTTTTTTAAGATTGTGATTTAAGTAATTTAAAATAAGTGGTAGCATCTAATGGCACTACTTCCTCATTTTCTTTAGGTAGGATAGTATCATCTATCATTTCAAATAAAAATACGTCCCCCTGTCTTATTATATGCTTAATGTTCCCAAGCATAGATTTATATGTCTTGCATGTTGACGCAATGCATTCTAACGGGTCATTTTTTTCAGCCATTTGACTATCAATCCATAACCAATGTTCATCTTTAGTAGAAGTACACCAACATTTAATAGCGTATATTTTTTCAGTTAGCTTTAATTTTTCACCATTAACTTCATGAAGTTCATATATTTGAGTGAATTCTTCTTCAATGAATTCTTTTTTAAATTTATTGTAAACTCTATTGACTAAATCAATACCGCTTACTTTAATTCTAGTTGTACCTAAATTATTAATCATTTGCGGCACATCTATCACTGAAAAAACCTTCGCCCTAAATTCATCATCCATAATTGAAAAAGCTTCTTCATATGTAAAAGCTTTTGTTGAATCCCATAAATTCATGTAGAAATTACAAATATCTTCATAATTTTCAACATCATGCATCTGTAAATTAATTTTTATTGGTTCAATAAATCTAGAAATAAATCTTTTTTTATTATCCCTATATTTATTTCGCAAATATTTACTTCCATCTTTATAAGAAGGAGCACCATCAATCATTAATGTTTCAATATCTAACATATTAATTATTTATCTTCCAAGTTGGGATTTCATTTAATCTTTTAGAAGCCAAATCATCCATTTCTATGATTTCAATAGCATTTAAATAAATACTAGGTACTTTAACAGATAACTTAGTTTCAGTATTTTTGGTACCTTCAGTTGCTAATTGACTTAAAGTGCAAGCACCAGCCCAAGAATAAACTCGTGTACTATTAGTTAATTTAACACTATAACCACCTTTAATAGCTTTAGCTTTACTTAGTTTACCATAGTGAACTCCAGCTGAATAAGTTCTAATCATTACTTCTTTTCCTAATAAATCGTTTTTCATTTTTTTTTATTATTAATTATTAATGCAAATATATAACTTATTTTTTAAACTAACAAGTTTTTATGCTTTTTTTTATTTTATTTTTTAACCAGAACCAGAACCATAACCAGAACCTCTACCAACACCTCTACCAGAACCTCTACCATAACCATCACCATAACCATCACCCTCGCCAGAACCATAACCAGAACCACAAGCAGTACCAGAACCAGAACTACCACCACCCCAACCACCATAACCATTACCAGCACCAGAACCATAACCTCTTGAAATCTTTATATTCATATGTTTCATTTTTTAACCTATACCATGACCTCTACCATAACCATAACCAGAACCAGAACCATAACCATCACCATTACCCTTTGAAATCTTTATATTCATATGTTTCATTTTTTAACCTATACCATTACCATAACCATCACCACAACCAGAACCATAACCATCACCAGAACCATAACGACCAGAACCATTACCAAAACCAGAACCATCACCAGAACCAACACCATAACCCTCACCAGCACCAGAACCACAACCATAACCATAACCGCCAGCAGTACCAGAACCCTCACCATCACCAGAACCATCACCATAACCATAACCCCAAAAAGAACCTATACCATTACCATTACCAGAACCATCACCAGAACCATCACCATTACCCTTTGAAATCTTTATATTCATATGTTTTATTTTTTAACTATTACCATAACCTCTACCATAACCAGCACCTCTACCATAACCATTACCAGAACCATAACCTCTACCATTACCAGAACCTCTACCAGAACCAGAACCAGAAGCAGAACCAGAACCAGTACCAGAACCAGAACCATCACCATAACCATCACCCCAACCATAACCCTCACCAGCACCATTACCATTACCAGAACCAGAACCATTACCAGAATGACCACCTACACCAAAACCATAACCCTCACCATCACCATTACCATAACCATTACCATCACCTTTTGAAATCTTTATATTCATATATTTTATTTTTTAACCTCTACCATAACCATCACCACAACCATCACCATAACCAGAACCTCTACCATTACCAGAACCAGAACCAGAACCAGAACCCTCACCATAACCAACACCATAACCCTCACCAGCACCATTACCATTACCAGAACCAGAACCATTACCAGAATGACCACCTACACCAAAACCATTACCATTACCCTCACCATCACCATTACCATAACCATTACCATAACCATCACCATCACCTTTTGAAATCTTTATATTCATATATTTTATTTTTTAACCTCTACCATAACCATCACCACAACCATTACCATCACCATAACCACAAGAACCAAAACCAAAACCAGAACCATTACCATTACCAGAACCATAACCAGAACCCTCACCTTTTGAAATCTTTATATTCATATTTAGTGTTTAATTTTCAATCATCCAACTGGCATTACCTTGTAGTTTATATTTTAATTTTTTAAGTGCTTTACGTTTTATCACTAAAATTAAAGTTGATGTAACACCTAATTCAATAGCAATTTCCTTCGGAGTTTTAGGTTCATAACCATTAAAACCAAATAATAATTGAAGAACCAACGATTCCCGTTCATTTAATTTATTTAATAATGTATTTATATTATATATTGAATGAGTTGAATCTAAAGTATTGCTTGGGTTATTACTATTTGAATCCCTAATTGAATCAATTAACGAACCCGAATCTGAATTTTCAGTGAATTGTTCATCTAATGATTTAGTAAAAATTCTATCTCTATTGAGAAAGAAATTAATACTGGCTTCAGAATAAGATTTTTCTAATACTTCTATTATTTCATCATAAGATGGCTTACGTTCTAATTCTTGTTCTAGTAAACTAACACACTTTTTTATTGCATACAATTCATTATTTTTATTATCAGGAGTCCTAATAATTTTTGAAGTTTGAGAAATATAAGCCGACATTTGTTGCCTAATCCACCATACAGCATAAGAAATAAATTTGAATCCTCTTGTTGGGTCAAATTTTTGAGAGGCAATGATAAGACCGATATTTCCTTCATTAATCAAATCTTCAATCTTAATATTTGGGGTAGTATATTTTTTAGCAATACTAACAACAAATCTTAAATTATGTTTAACTAATTTCTGTCTAGCATTTTCATCACCATTTTTACTAAGAGTTGCCAATTCAACTTCTTCGTCTGATGTTAATAAAGGTATTTTATTCAATTCATTAAAATATGAATTCATTGAACGTGTTTCTCTTTTTGTAATTCTCTCGTTTGAGATTGCAAAATTTTTCATATATTATATTTAATATTTATACAAAGATACTAAAAAAAAATAACCCCACCAAATAAATGATAGGGTTAATTTTTTAACAACTTAGGTCACATGGTCTGGAACCACATGTTTCACAATCTAATGGTGAATAACCACAACAATCATAAGCATCTCCATCTACTGTTGGACCACCACAATCGAGACATTCTCCATCTATTTCATTTTCGGAATAATCACTTGCATCACAGCACATAATATTGTATTTTTAAATTAATATTCTATTTTTAAAATTGGCGGGTAGAGGGAATCGAACCCTCATCTTTGATTTGGAAGACCAATATAATATCGCTTTCGCTACCGTTATACGATACCCGCTTATTCTAAAGTGCAGATACTCGGAATCGAACCGAGTCTATTCCAGCTTGGAAGGCTGGCGCACCACCACTTATGCGTCATCTGCGTTTGAGGAAAGGTTGAGTCAGCTCTCAACCAATGTATCTTATGTACTTCAAGCTGGGTTTGTTTTTTCCTCATTGAGCACCCACCCAGAATCGAACTGGGGTCTCTTCCATACCACAGAAGAATTTTAAACCTATTAAACTACAGGTGCATCTGGTAATTAACGGTAATTAATCTCTATTTATTGAAACTGAATCGTAAGCGTTTCCAATCACTTCCATTTCACCAGTTTCTGGGTTTCTTAAACTTAAAGTAACGTTGCATGTAGCATACTCACCATAAGTTTCATATTCCGTACCCATATCAACTGATATAGATAAGTTTCTCATTAGGAATTGATATAATTCCATTTGCATTGAATCATCCATTTTATTAAATTTTAGAGCGGTGAATAGGACTCGAACCTATATCTCAGCCGTGGAAAGGCTGCGTGTTATTCTAGAACTTTCCAAATTGACACTATCACCGCATTTTGTCTCCTATGAAGGATTCGAACCCCCTCCTGTAACCCTATAGCTACCGTGCTTAACTAGTATGTTCCATTACACCTATACGAGATTTTATTTGTCCGAGAGGTGGGAATCGAACCCACGGTGGAGTCATTAACTCATCAGCTTAAAAGGCTGGACCGTTCGCCTAGCTACGGATACTCTCGGTTATACCAATTTATTAAAGATGTCTGGTGTCACCTCCCTCTTTGATGGCCCAGTGGGACTCGAACCCACACTAATTTTCCATTTTATGGTGTATATCTCTATGACAATTAGCGCATACTACATCACATTTCTCAATTTCTTTTAAGGCTTTATTTTTACCATATCTACCTAATAGATAACTTATCGCCCCCTCTTTTTTATTAGGGTCTCTATGATGAAAGTCTAAAACCCAATATCTAGATTCTGAACAAACACTACACTTCAATGTCTTTTTATATTCTAAAAACCATTCTTTTAACTCATTACGTTTATTAATATTCCTTTCTTTATAATACTTTTTATTATTATTATAATGAGCTTTTAAATTTAATTTATTACATTCACGACATTGTGAAGATAAACCATCTTTATTTCTATTTTTTTTATTGAACTCAGTAGTGTTTTTTTCTACTTTACATTTAGTACAAATTTTTTTCATGATATCTTTTATTATAAATATCTAAAAACTCTTTGAAGTTCAATAAAAATTCAAAGTTAGGGTAGAGAGATTCGAACTCACGCTTTCTTGGTTCAAAACCAAGCGTCTTAGACCGCTAGACGATACCCCAATAAATAACCACATCGGAGTCAAAGGCCGATATGTTAACCAGTTACACCATAGGCCAATATTTCACAATTCCTAACGTATCTGCCTTAAGGTAATTAATCTTATCACCAGATTGTAGCCTGACCTCTCCACGAAGCTGAAGCTAGACATTAATAATTGCTTTCTACATGTATAGTGGGCATGGAGAGATTCGAACTCCCAATGGGGTCTTTCAACACCTACAGATTTACAGTCTGCTCGCTTCAGCCAATTTGCATACATACCCAATTTGTCTCCCGTTACTCATGCATGAGCCGTGGCATTACGGGAGCGATGTTTTTCCACATTCTGAGCTCTGTATCGGTATCGAACCGATTCTATTCTAGGTTACAAATCTAGTGCACCACCTTTTATGCGTACAGAGCAAATTTAATTTCTATTCTTCCTAGATGCTAAATTAATAAAGACATCTACTTCCAGTACCCCCGCTGGGAGTCGAACCCAGCCCCACTCCTTAAAAGGGAGTTGCCTACGACCAGTTTGCTACGAGGGTATTTTATTAAACATTTCATCATATTCACCATTCAAATACGCTTCTTTCATTTCTTTCAAACGTTTATTACGGTTGAAAATCCTCTTGTTTAATTTTTCTTTTGCTTCTGGTGATATCTCACCTGAATGTTTTAATTCTATCATTTTCATAATTCAAATTTTAGCGGCTGCGAAGGGATTCGAACCCAACCGACGATATGATGTAACGCTCACATATCCATTCTCATTCAACTAAATTAATATGATTGAAAGGTGACCTATTCACTACAGCCATTTAAAGAGGAAGATTACCAAACTCGCTAAAGTCAGGCGTTGTTGTACAATTGGCATATCCAATCTTCTTACTTGTCACTTCACTTATATCAGTACAACTGGTTCAATAAGTTACTCACCAAATAATATCCTCTTTTTGTGGGGCACATAGGATTCGAACCTACTCAGCTTACGCACCAGTTTTACAGACTGGTCCAACTCTCCAACGTTGGCGGTACCCCATTTTTGAATGTTCATTATTTTGCTCTGTTCATTGTCACTGAACACTCATTTAAAATGAACACTATTGATGGGATGGACGGATTCGAACCCTCACTCGTGCTGGCTCAAAACCAGCTGTGTTACCATTACACCACATCCCAATAATTTAATTCTATGCTAGGATACGTTTCTCCTTCTATGAATTAATAACAGTCTGGTCGTCGGGAAGGTCGGAATCGAACCGACCATACTGAGGCATCCAAGGCCCCGTAGCCTTTTTTCATTTTACCTTGGTCACTTCCCGTTAGTTTTCATTTCTTCAATATCTAAATTATGATAATGGAATTTTTTTGTTAATCTTTTAGCCAGCATTACCTGTTTCCAATAATCACTACGTGGAAGTAGATTAACTCGATTATTTCGGGAATGAGAGATTCGAACTCTGACCTCCGCTTTCCAAAAGCGGTATGCAACCTTTACAACACATTCCCGATAAAAATACAATATTTCAAAGAACCCAATTTTATAGATTTGGAAACTATTAAACGCAAAAAACCCAGTTGAAATTGTTTTATCAACTGGGTTTTTGTATATTGTCTATCGACTAGAATTATATTACCATAATTCTTGGTCTTCGTTACAACGCATACCCAGTTTACCTTGAGGCTTCCCGCCTGTCGGTTGATACTGTTTCGTATATGTCGTTGTAATTGTCATAATTTCTAATTGTTAGCTTTCGCTGTTATTAATATATAGTTCAAAGATACATAAAAGTATCTTAAAATACAATGTTTTTTTAATCTTTTTTTTATTTTCTTCTAATATAAGCCTTTAAAGCGTTGTTTTTGAACTTCTTAAAGGCAAAATATTGTTTTTGTTTCATGAGCCTATCTTTGGTTTCCCAATACTCATATCTACTTCTGAAATCTCTCCAATCGTTTAAATTCCAATTTCTTGTTATTGAAATATTTTCATTTACTAATTGATAATCATTCATTTTTTTTGGGCGTTTACGATGGGGTTTTAACACCCCACCTAGTTTTTTTTAAATTGAGAACTGAACCGCAAAATTAAACTCAATATTTTTAGTGGGGGTAGTTACATTTACAATAACATTTTCAACTTGGTTACAGAATCACAGTCGCATGACTGGTCTGGTTATACCCCCGATTAAAATATTTACCCTCTGCATTTATTTGATAAACCAGCATTTCACTGGGTTAGGTAATTAACATAGTAACTAAACTATGAATATTTTTAGTGGAGATGGCTACACTTACAGTAGCATTTTCAGCATGATTACAGATACCAGCTCAATGCTGGTCTGGCTACATCCCCTTTCGCCAGAGTGACTAATCTCTAGTGTTTTACATTACGCTCCTTGTCGTAACAACCAACTCAAGGTTGGGTCATTGGGCATTTGTAGCTCCACCACACATTTTTGGATAAATGAGAACCTCTAGTGGAAATGGCAACACTCACAGTTGCATTTTCAGTACGATTACGGAATCACTGCCTTCACAACAGGTCCGACTACATCCCCTTTTTAAAAATCATTATTTTGAATATAAAAGTAGATTACGAATCTTGTATTCAGTTACATTCTTTAATACCATACGTTATAGGTATTTTATAATGAAATTTTAGTGGGGATAGTAGATTCGATACTACATTTCTACTTCAAAAGCAGCGACTTCAAGTTAGTCGATATCCCCGTTTAACGCTTGAGTGTTGGGCGTTATTAATATCATTTTACATCTGGTTTCCCTAGCGCACACACCTCGACTTTCGTTCTGGTAGACATTATTAAGACAGTCTTATAGTGACTGCGAACTCTTTTACCATGAACTGATATAAACCAATTTCACTACCTAGCTCCCTTGTGAGGATGAAAAGGCACTACCCTCTTACTAACGATACCTATTTTTCGTTTTAGTTTCAGCCTTGTGAGCTTTCACTAGCTACATATTACAGCAGCATAACTTAATTTTGTATCCATGGTCGCAAGAACTTTTACTTTTCTGATTTTTATTACATTAAAAACGTTGGCTATTAACCAACCATAGAATAGCGATGCTCTCTCTTACAGGATGCGTCTTGCGATTGACAAGCGTGCTGGCTTTGGACCAGTGTAGCTTACAACACCCCGTTGTAACTTTTTACAGTCACGTCATTTCTTCATTACTTAGATTTACCTCAGTTAACTTTTTAAGGTACTGTTTCCAGTAGAGCTTAAAGAAGTGTCACATTGAACATTCCATAACAAATTATGATGAAATCAGCCTATCCGCTTTTTACACGTTTCAACCAAAATCTATTAACCATCTATTGATATTTCTATCTCAACTTCCCGAAGCTAGGAAGTGGGTTTGTCATCTAAGTCAGTCGACCCTTGATGCTTTCCCGTAGTCAATATGCTTACATAGATTACTAAAACCGAAGTCTCAATAACGCAATGCCTTGTATAGACATCACTTTAAATACCATTGCTGGATTTATCTTAGTCTCCGAAGAGACAGGAGCATAAGCACCCCATTATTTTCAATATTTTTAAGAACGTTTGGTAGCTTTTAAACTACTCTGCAAATATACAACTTATTTTTTAATAAACAAGTTTTTTTTACATTTTTTTTTAAAAAGTTTTTATTTTGGTAGTGATTCCCTCTTAGCGCAAATTGCGTATCAAAATATCAACTTTTTTATTACACTACAAATATATGTTATTATATCTAATAAAACAAGTTTTTTATAGTTTTTTTTTTAAAAAAATATTAAACTATTGTAAATCAATTATTTAATAATGAATTTTTTTACCAATATATTACTATCATTTATAATATGAGCAATATAAATACCACTCTGTAATTTATAATCAATAATATGGTAATCATAGATTGTATCTTCAGATATAAATCTACCTAATGAATCATATATTTTTAGTGTTGCCATATTATTAATACCAACAATAGAATTAAGATTAGTATTATTATCATAAATAATTTTAATTTCATCATTTAATGATGGAGTTTGAATTGATAATGTTTCACTTAAAGAAATTCTATGAATATCTCCAAATAATGTTACTATATATATTGACCCATCAATTGGGTTTTGAGTAATATCTATTGTAACTGGATAAGAATTAATTGGTGCAAATTCTTCTATATAATCAAAATATCTATCATTACTTTGGTCTACATAAGGTATTCCAATATTCAACCAACCTCTAGAATAATCACTAAATATATAAGCACCGTTATAATTTTCACCAAAACCATCACCAGATATATAAGCACCACCAGTAATTGAATTTCCTTCAATGGCGTTTACATCAATTATTGGGTCTAATACCCCATCAGTAAATCTAGGTAATCTAGTTAATGGGTTTCCACTATGCCCATAATCTAATTCAGGTGGATGATGTGTAAATCGTCTTTGTGTATCGTCAGACACTTCAACAAATGAAGTTGCTTCACTCATAAGGTCAGAATAAGGTACGCCTTCATCTGGATTATTACCAGATAAAGTCCTAGTACTAAATCCTTCACGTAACCCCCACCCAGCATTTAAACCAGCTTTATCTATTAGGGTAACTTCTTCTTTATTACCCTCACCCACATCAGCAACGTATATTGTTGTTGGTTGATTATTAACCCCCATATATGGTTTACCTACTATATCAAAAGGATTTCTAAACCCTAAAGCATAAACCCTAGATTCTGGTGTTCGTCTATTATTAGAATCATAAAATGGATTTCCGTTAGCACCATCACCATTCCATGGATTAATTCTTAATAATTTTCCATTAAGACAATTAATAATTTGACTTTTACTACCCCCATTTACATTTAATTCAGCTCTCATAATTCCTCTATCAATGGCTTGTTGATTAAAAATACCACTTCCACCATCGCCAGTTGAAACGAATAACATGTTATTCTCACCCCAAGCCATACCACCACCTTGATGATTTCCAGCTGTAGATGGAATCCCATCAGATGGTGTTTTACCAATTAATATTTCTTCACCAAACTCAATATTTTGTGGCCATGATATTTCCCATCTAGACACCCTATTTATTGTTGCTGAATCATCATTTACATCTTCATTTAACCCTGGGAGTAAATAAGTCTCTTCAACGGTATAATAAACATAAATAAAATGTCTGTCAACAATGATACTTTGTATACCTCTTTCAAAATAAGTAGTTACTTGATTTGTAATATCTATTACTGGGTTATCTCTCTTGACCCAATTATCATTTACTAAATCAGCTATCCAAATTTTACCAGCTCTTTCAGCTATAACCATCATATCAGGTCTACCAGTAATAAATTCAACGTCCATTGGACTGTTATAAGTGTCAATTAATTGTTCAGAAACGTAACCATCTGGTAGTTGTGCGAAGATTAATGATGTGCACAACAAAAACATCGTAATAATAACTTTTTTCATATCTATAAATTTATAGATAAATATAATACATTTTTACAAGTTGTCCAGCTTTTTATACACTTTATCGATAAATTACAGAATTAAATAAGAAAAGTATTACAATAAAAGGAATCTGAAGTTTCTCTCTTCGGCTGGTATACCAGGTGATTTATGATTCCTTTTGGTAATGATTGGTATCTATATTCGTTTAGTCAACACTCTACTTCGAGGATATTAGGTTTTATTATTAATACGAATTTTATTAGCGAGGTAGGATTACCACTATTTACTTGACTTCTTAATATCCTACTATTTTGCCACGCTATTACCTGACCTATGTTTGTTAATCATTATTAGCACCCTCTTTCTTATTAGCTGAATCCTATTCATTTAAGATTACTAATCCACTAATAAGAGTAGGGTCTTGTAGTTAGATTCCAGTACTAGCCCGATGCGATAACTACTTTGCTGAGAACTCATTTGTGTTGTAGAGAACGACGTTTTATTCTCTATATTTAAACGCTTTTTCCTTTCTCAAGGGAACAACACATTATCATATTACTATGAAATATCAGTGATTATAGTGGTATCAATGTTTAGCCCACTTGTTTTTAAGAGATAAATGTCGTATATTTACCCCATGAATATAAATAATAGTATTACCCATAAGAAATGTCCTAAATGCAATACAATTAAAGACAGAAAGCTTGATTTCTACCCTATAAAAGGACAAGAAATTAAGGTTAGTGGCTTTTGTAAGTCTTGTATTCTTGATTCTAATGCTGAAAGAAGAAGAGTTATTAAACAACAAGCTATTGATTATCTTGGTGGTAAATGCTCTAATTGTGGTTACAATAAATGTAATTCAGCACTTGAGTTTCATCATATAGACCCTACTCAAAAGGATAAAGATTATTCAAACTATAAAACTTCATTTGATAAACTTAAACCTGAATTAGATAAGTGTGTGCTCCTATGCTCAAATTGTCATAGAGAGCACCACTCATCCTAACATGCTACTAGGATTACTCCGTTATTGTGCTTAGAGATTTCATTATATCCGTTAGGACTCTAAGCCTTATAATTAACAATAACATCCTGTCAATTCAGGATTAGTATCTTTATGTGAATAAGCATATACCTCACGAAGACATAGGTATCTTTCCAATTTAGTGTCTTCTCTTACTCACAAAGGTTTCAATGTTTAACCTTCTTAATGTATCACAACATCTACTAGTACACCCAGTATATTAAAGTGGGGTCAAGAGGATTCGAACCTCTATATAACTTTGTGTTGCACCACTCTGTTATACTCAACTAGACCAACTCTAGACTAAGTAGATTATAATGTACACTCTACTCTACCGTCTTGTCTTTGACCCCATATATTAAAAACTCTTTGCCCAATTCAGCTATGGGATGGTAGGTACTTCTGCCCATGAATTAAATCACCATGCAAGACCACTTATACACAACCACCTGATAATGGTTTATGGTGAATCAATTGTAGCCCTAATTTAATTACTATTAGGATATACCATTGTTTATTTTCAATCAAAGAGTTTAATCCATTTTATTTTATAGATTTTAAACCTAAATTTAAAACATATTCAAATGCTTTTCTAAATTGTTGATATAAAAAGTTCCATACATCTCTCATTAAATCTGAGAATACCCAAGTTAATAATGATACTGGAAATAAAAACCACCAACGAAAAACGTTACCTTTTAACTTACCTTTAGTTGAATCATTAAAATTTTGTATCGGGGTGGTACCTTCACTGTGATGTGTTAATAACTTTTTCTTAAGAACACCTCTTTTTCTACCATAGAAATAGGTCCTGATTAATGAATGGCCTAAACCAATCAATAGATATAACCCGATTAATTTAAGGGTTATATAATCAGTAATTTCAAAATTACCCCAAAATTTAGTTGCCACGATAAATATCACAAATGATATTGATGCTAACCATCCATTTTCAGTAACTTCTGAAATGAATAGTGTCACTATAAATGCTATTGTTAAAACGTAAAACATTAATACGCTACCCATGAATACGAATTCAGGAAAATTATTTACTAATTCACTCATAATTAATTACATTTAGATTCTTTAATAATATACTTTCCTTGAATAACACCAAGAGATGATACTTCTTGAAATGTGTGGGTTACTGGTTCGTAACCTTCTGGCATTGGTATATAACTATACCATAATTGGGTTTCTTTCCATGTGATATTACCTACCATCATCCCACAAGGGGCATCAATTTCGGCAGTACCACCAAAACTTTTAGCTCTTGAATTTTGAGTACAAGATATTAAAAATAATGTTAAGAGTAAAATTACTAATATTTTTTTCATATTTAATTTTTAATTTGTGTTAATATTTTAATTAATTCTTTTTTATTATTAAAAATATCATAAGGTGTAAAATCTGGATTTAAAACTTCTCCAGTATTATTATAACACATTCTATAACTATAAGAAGGAATTTCTTTTAGCAATTTTTTTATTTGCTTATTTTTTTTCATTGTCTTTCTTTATGAATTTATCCAACATTTTATGTTTCACCATTTCAAATGCTTTATTTTTGATTGAGTCTACCTCTTTATCTAGTTTGTTAGACGCTTCACTTACTTCAAAACTAACTACACTAAGTACATCATTTTTAAATCCGATTACATCATTAGCATAATTTTCTACTTGATTATGTAATTTATTATATTGCACAACCAAATAAAGATTAGTAGCAGTGAAAATCACTAATAAAATTGTTAATACTATTGTTAATATTTTATTCATAATTTAAGTTATTTTTAATTCTTTATTTATTAGATTACAAATATACAAATAAATTTTGATATCACCAAACTTTATCCAATAAACTTTATTACTTCTCCCATTTCATCTAACCATTCTTGTGGTAAGAATTTAGCATTAGTATGTTTTACAAAATGTTTACGCCACATAATAATAAACACTTTAATATCTTTAATATTCTTCATTAGGAGTGATGTGGCTGATTCAAATTCGAAATTAGTTTCATCACCATCTAATATATTATCTAAAGAATCGTCAAAGAAATCTTCAATTTCTGATACCATACGTTGTTTTCTTTCAGATTCAATCCATTCACTATAATTTTCAAGTGCGTGTATTGAACGTTTAACCCTTTGAATATCTTTAGTATGTGAAAAAAGGTTATATTTAATTAGCAATTCATCTTTTAATTCATCAGCCTTTAATTCATATTCATTATGACATGTCTTACAAAGACATAGAACATCGAATGAACTTTTAGATTTATACTCATCTGGGAAGTATTTTCTATATTGATAAGGTACTACGTGGTGTTTTGTTAATTCATCATCTGAACCACATACTACACAACAATTCAATAATTCTAACTTATAATATTCACCCCTATCTTTATCACCTTTAGATACAAAGGTGAGTTTAAAATCTTTTTCATTTATCATTACAGCCAATTCCCTATCTAAATACCAAATCATTCTTTTAGTATCTACATGTGCTAAGAATTTATCTTTAATTGAGAACATCTTATGATTACCATAAGGGTTTCTATATGATATACGTCCAGCCATTAACTACGTAAATATTTAAGGTTTTTAAATACCCAAAAAATATTAAGTAATTTAAAAATGTAACTTTTAAAATCTCCTTTTAAGGGTATTTTATTACTACCATTAATTATATGAATTATTGCACACAGACAACATTGTATCAAATATATTAAAATAATTGTTAATAAAGTTTCCATAATTTATGTTTTAATAAGCAGTTTTTGTGGGTGAATATGTTGGTATTCTGAATTTAATCCCTAAATATATATTAGGTTTCCAGTCCCAAGGTCTATATGAACCAGATGGGTCATCATATTTTTCAGCTAAATCACCTCGTTGCATTAATGTAGTTTTAAGTGAAGCGGCTAACCAATCTGTAAGGTAATAATCAACTTGAGAGGTTAATTCAAGACTAAGATTACCTTGTGTAGAATCACTACCTCTTATAATTTTAGCACCACCAACTAATAATGTTAACTCATAGGTTTCCCTTTCACCTGTAAATGGAACGTGCATGTAATGAAATGTATACCCCCCTTGAAGCCCGTATCTAATGAATTTAAATTCAGATAGGTCTGCATATTCAAAAGTTAATCCAATAAGCA